TACTCCAGTTTCCAATTTACCAGAGATAGAATGACGCTGTGCCTCGTTGAGTACACGTCTCCAGTCTGGTGCATACTTACCAATCAGTCCAGCAATGACATCATTGTTATAGGTCACACCCTCACCATCAAGGATAGTTTGTAGTCGGGTCATGAACTGACCACACAAACTTGCCATGATTTTCTTGGACGTGTTGAACTCATACACACTACAACGAGAGTGTAGGGGTTCGATTACTTTGTTCTTAAAGTTGCAAGTCAGAATGAATCGACAGTTCTGAGAGAACTCTTCGATAAAACCACGCAGTGCGGGTTGGGTTGACTGTGCATTAAGGTAGTCCGCCTCATCAAGGATAACAACCTTGTAACCGCCTGAGAGAGAAACGGATGAGGCGAACTGTTTGATTTTACCACGTAGGGTGTCGATGTTCCCTTCTTCCGAACCGTTGATGACAATATAGTCAAGTCCTAGTTCGTCACATATCGCACGAGCGATTGTGGTTTTACCAGTACCCGCAGTACCAGTGAACATCATGTTTGGGATTTCTCCAGAGTCTACAATAGATTGGAATGTAGTCTTTGCGTCCTCACTAAGAATAGTGTCTTGGACTAGGTGTGGGCGATACTTCTCAACCCAGAGGAATTCGTTAGACATATAGTCTCCATAATTAAAAAGTGTTTCATAAGTTGTACATTGTACATTATATGAAACAAAAAGTCAAGTAAAAATTCGGGGGTGGAGAGGAAAGGAACTCTCACACCCCCACGTCACGAGGAACGTAACGTTTACTCTTCAACGCCTTGTTCAGACTGATACTCTTCACAGAGTTGAATAATCTGAACTGCTTGGTCTCTTAGTTGACCAATGGTTGATAGTTCTTCACCCTTAAATCCACCACGTTGTACAACAGTATCAATTACTGCAACTGTACTTCGGGAAACTCTATTACCGAGTTCGTAGATTGATGAGTGGTCTTTTTGGTTTGCTTGTGGTTTTGCCATTGTTATGCTCCGTATGTCGATGATTTTTCAAGCGCAATAAAGTATTCAATCGCTGATTGTTTACTTGTAAACTGTGAGATGAGTTTCGAACTGATACCTACCTCAAAGTCCTCGTTGACAACCTTTAAGTTGGCAACATTCATGATAAAGTTGAAATCAACTCCATCGGGGTATGTACCCTCTACGTCAATAGAGAATGCATTAGACGTTGCGTCTTTACTATCAATGACAGACAGACGAACTGCACCAGTAGTCGGAGAGATAGAAATCTCATCATGACCAAGGGCGGCAGCTGCACGTTTTACTTTACCCAACGTATCAGTATCTAGGGTAAACTTAACTTCCGCATCTGGCATATTGATATCCTTGCCTGGCGATGTCAACATCTCAGGGTCAGAGAAGAAGTACTTCACTGAGGAACGACCAGTAGAATCACCCACAGTCACATAGTCCTTCTCGAACTTGAGTCGTGGTGAGTCAACCAATGACAGAACGTTTAGAAACTCTGTCAGGTCATAGATGCCAAATGAGGCAGGGAACTCTTCGGTGAGTTCAGCTTTAGATAAGACGTTCCGTGCAACGGAGATTGTCTTCACAGTGCTACCTTCAGTGATAACAATGTTGGGGTTAATTGTTGAATAGTTCTTGAGAACGTTCAACGTTGTATCGGATAATTCCATAATATATTCCTCTCGGTTTTCTAATTTATAAAGTGTATGATAACACAGGTTTCATTTAAAGTCAAGCTTTTATTTTACTAAAGTTCTTTTCTTTTACGAACTCAATCTTACGATGGAAATGTGCATCTTCGAGTTCACTCTTGTGTGAGATAACAAACACGTTTGTATCCTCACCTAGTGTAGAGATAATCTTCATGAGGTTTTCGATACCCTCTTCATCCAGTGACGAGTCAAATGTCTCATCAAGGACTAGTAGATTAGTGGCCACACTATTCTTCATCTTTGCAATCTGTCTCCACGTGAATAGTAGGGACAGGTCAATCCGTTGTTTCTCACCCTCAGAGAATGAGTCATACGAAAAGTTATCACGATGTCTTGAACGAATAGTCTCTACGAAACTTTCATCCAAATCAAAGTGTACAAAGAAGTCTAGAATCTGTAGGTACTTGTTAGTCAATTGATTGATGACTGGTAAGTACTGTTTAATAATCTTGGTCTTGATACCAGTGTCTTTTAGTAACTCTGCATACACTTGGTTATAAGAATGTTGTTCGTTGAGTTTATACTTCGTTTCCTGTAGGGTTTCTTTCTCTGCACGTAATTCTTCTAGTGCAGAGTTTGCTTCTGACATGTCACCACTCTCATTATCAATACGAGAGATTTCATCATTTAACTTATCAATGTTACGATTGATACGACTAATCTCTTGAGTGTTTGCGTCCACCTTGGATTGCCAGTTACGAACCTGTTCAAGTTCCCTACCCAGTTCCTCAACCTTGGCTTCTAAAGTTTCGGAACGTGTCTTGTGTAACGTTAGTGCGTTTGCGATAGTACCCGCTTTGGTCTTACATTTGTTCAGGTGCCACTCTTTGAGTTTGGTATCAATCTGTTGGTCACATGTAGGACAGGTATCATTATCTTCAAAGAACTTTGCCTGTTTGACCACGTCCTTCTGTTGTGCCTTGAATCCCGCAGCGAACTCATTCAGAGAACTCAGTTCCTTCTGTGTCGTAACCATATCAGTAGTGACCGACTTAGACTCCGCAACATCCAGTGAAACTTTTTGGTTCGCCTCGTTCAGTTCACGGATGTCACTCTGTAGACTTTTGATACTCGCCAGTTTCTCGTTCTTCTGATACGCAGTAATCTCACTCAGGTCACGCAGATACTTCTTCTGTGAATTAATCTTAGTGTCAACCAAATTTAGTTGATGAACGTTGTTACCAATCTGGTCTTTAAGAATAGACATCTTCTCTTTGAGAAGTCCGTTCATCTTAGAGAACATGTTGATATCAAGTAAGTCCTCAATCACCTCACGTCTAGAACCACCCGCCAACTGCATGAACGGTACAAAGGATGATGACCCCAGTACCACAATCTGGTGGAATGATTTGTGAGACAACATAAGAATGTTTTTCTCAAGCATAGACTGATATTCTTTTGCATGAGAGTCTTGGTTAACCATATTACCGTTGACCCAGATTTCAAACTTATTAGGCTTGATACCACGGATAACTTTATAGTTCTGTTTACCAATAGAGAACTCAACCTCTACCAAAGTACCCTTGGCATTGATTGTGTTGATTAGTTGGTTTTTAGATATCTTTCGATGTGGTTTACCGAATAGACCAAACGACAGGGCATCCAACATAGTTGACTTACCCGCACCGTTATGACCCACCACCAATGTGGTCGGAGTTGTGTCGAATGCTATCTCTGTAAAATTGTTTCCTGTAGACAGGAAGTTTTTAAACCGTAGTTTTCTAAAATTTATCATCGTGTAATAATACCATTCTCATCAATAAAAGTCAAGCCGTTTCTTCTCCCAGTATTGTTCAATATCATCTCGGTATATCCTAGAGAAAACGTTAAATGGTATATCCATATAACCTTTCGCCCTATCTGTCATTGTCCCGTGATAGTTCATATTACATGCAGAATAGATTGTACCATCGTGCATTCTACTATCAGTGGACGTGCAGATGTAATCAGCGTCAATCATCTTCATGGTTCTGGATACAAACCACGAGGTGATATTATACTCCTTACTGTCTACCGCCAGTCTGGATATTTCATAGAATTTGGAATAGTCGGTGAGTTCACACCCGTAGTAGAATCGTAACCAGTGTCGGTTACATTTCTTTGGGCAATAAGACGTATATTGAATTGCACCTGTTAGATTTCCTCTCTCAAATAATCCATAATATTTGTAGTCATGAACAAACTCATTATGTTCATCATATATTTTACCAAGATAATGATTGGATACAATTATAGATTTCGCATCGTTATATTCAATCTCAGCTACAGTAAAGTCACTCTTCAAGTCCACACCAATTACAAGGTTCACCTTTTGCCACACCTATCAAACTAGATTCAACGGTGCAGTAGTGTTCCCAAAAAGGGAAAGGATTTTCTCTTGCCAAATCCTCTGGTGTTGCCTTAATCAAGTCTTCACCATAACGTCCACGGTCACGATTACCGTCACCATTTAGTTCGGTCAAGTCCTGTTGTTTGTGTTTCTGATTCTTATCACCCTTATCACCAAAAATTCTATCCCAGCCATCAGAGTAGTCTTTACCACCATGTTTGGTCTGGATGGAGTCACCAGTTATATCGTTCTTGGTTGCCATTAGACAATCTCCATACTTTGTGCTTCTTTCATCAAGTGAGAAATCTCTTTCTTGATACGTCCTTTATCTAGGTCTGTAATAACGTTGTCAACATAGTCGTATACAAGTGTCTCGGTATCGTCAACCGATATGTTGTCATCGTTGACATTAGAACCGATAAACTCTGCGAAGTCTTCCGCAATCTTTAGTTCGTGAATCTTCTGTGCCTGTACACGGTCAA